ACACAATCTAGATATATTTTTGTAAATGAGAAATATAAAACTCTTTCTATTTCATAAAAGAACTAAATACAAGGCTTTTCGATCTAAGACTCCAAAAGCTTAATAAAGTCAAAACGTATAAATAAGAAATAAACTAACGTGTATATACGTCTGGTGGAACAGCAAAATTGCTGTTTGTTGCTGGGATGGCTGTGCCTCCAGCATAAGAAATGAGTGGTTGGCCTATTTGGCAACCGGCTCGAAAATCGTCGCCAACACTCATAAAGATTCGAGTAACGCATCTATATGCGTTAGTCATTTTTGCATAGTTTACTATGATCGTTCCCGGATTAGACATTTCATATCTGCGAGTGCCTCCACGTGAACCTGGTGCATTCCAATCAAGATTGACTGTACCCTCAGGACCTGCCATAGCCAAAGGACAAATACGATTTTTCATGACATATGGTATCTCAAACTCACATTGAGGAGCTACACGCGATACTATATCGCGGGGACCATGATGTGTCATGTTGTAAGTTGTCTGTACTGTTGCTGTAATGGGGCCGCCAGGACCGAGAGACTCATCATTGACACCCATTAGAGCTTTAAAATCAGCGCCCAAAGTAGGGTCAATTCGATCGGGAATAAAATCAACACTAATAGCGGGCATATCCACAGCTAATTCATTCTCAGAGAAGACTTCGAAAAGAATTTTGAATCGAAGTGATCCACGGAAGAATCGGAACAACGCAAGATACCAATTAATCACATTGCTAGCGTTATTAATATTCTGTCCACCTGATGTAAAAAAGGGCATGAGAAGTTCAGCCACATTAAAAGTTGCAACGACAGGGAAGAATTGGGCAAAATCCAGACCATATCCATTAACTTCAGTTACTGCTGTTCTGACATGACAGTATCTCTTAAGGACATCTTTAATGCTCTTATATTGTTCAGACATACAAGCAAGATCAGTAGCCATTATAGTCTGACCAAGATGAGATAAGTCTGTACCAGGGTTAGGATCTATACCTTGGGCATAAGGAATCCATGATGTATTAGCTCTGCTGATGAAATTAAGACGAAAATCTTTACCACCGGCAACAAAGACATTAACAGGGTATGCTGTAGGTAAACCTGCTGGTACAGCCAAAGGATTGAGAACATAAAGTGCAATCTGTCCAACACATGAGTCATAAGCTATAGAATCATCATAAGCTGATGAAACACCTGAAACACCTGACTGCACAAACTGACTTCTCATGATGCGCTTCCATGGTGTATCTGAGACAAATGGCACTTCAACCTCAAAAGTCTTACTATCTCCATTAACCTCAAAGGTATATCCAAGACCTGATGTAGGCTCAATACCAGCTGTTATCGTCTCAGGACAGGCAGTGCCATAAATAATCGCACACCATACTTTCATAGTAACAAAACTATTGGTGATAAAATCAAATCGAAACTTCATCGAACCGCCCCAAAAATTAAAAGGCATCGAAACATATGATACAAGTGGTATATTGGCTACAGCGCTGGGTGGGGACCAAGCAACAGGTGTA